CAGATGTTGCAGATTTAAACAATGCTTCTATTTCATCACCGAAACCAAAAGTTAAACCTTGTGCAGTAGCTCTAGTTAAATCACCTGCAAAACTAGAATTTTCAATATTAGATGAGCTAGAAACATTTGTTGATTGACTTTTAATATTATTAATTTTTTTTAATAACTCATCTCTTTCTGACATTATAATTTCCTTTTTTCTAATTCAGCTAAATATAATTTTAATTGTTCAGTATTAAGATTTTCATGATTGATTGCTCTTAAATCATTATCATCTAGATCGCTGTAATCTAATAAACCTAAATCAGTTGTTATTCCTGCATCAAATCTTTTTAATTGTTCTTTTGTAAATTCTATTGGATTTTTAGATTTATAACCTTTAGTTCCATATTCATTACGAACTTGAATATTATAGTTTCTTAAATTTTGTTCATACTTATTATATTTTTCACTAAATATTTGTGAAATAGCTTTTTTTACTCTTTCAGGATCTTGTAATGCGTCTATATTTCCACCTAATGCTTCTATTATCCTAAGAGCATCTTGTTCTGTCATAACACCACCACCAACAATTTCTTTTCTTGATGCTCCAATCATTCGTTGTAATTCACCATTTGCTAATTGTTGTGATAATTCTTCTTGTGTTAAATCTTGACCAAAGAAAGTTTTAAACCATGCTGAATATTTATCAGTAAGTCTTTCTAAACCTGTATTTGTATCTCCAATAGTATCTAAAAATCTTGCGTAAGATTGTAAACTTTTTTCTTGATCTAATAATTCTCCTTCTAATTTAGTAAAAGGTCCACTTCCCATTACACCAAAAGTTTGTTGTCCTGCTGTACGAACATCAATATTTCCTAATGTTTTTTGCCAATCTTTTTGATAAACTCTTTTTCCATCAACCATAGCGTACATTTGGCCTTTGTCTGAAAAAACATTATAATTTTGACCATTTTTATCTCTTATCATATAACGATAAACTGGCTGTCCTCTAGGATCATCTTTGTTAGCTTTTAATCTTTCAATGTCTAATTTTTGTTTTACCTGTTCTTGTTGTTTAGCATAATTATATCCTGATTGGATTGTTTGCATTAAAGTTTTAGGCCTATCAGAATAACCGGTGTCCATACCCATAAAGAAATCTCTACCAAAATCAGATTGTGCAAATGCTACAGCTTTATCTAAAAGACCTTTCATAGTCATTTTAGGTTTTTCTTCTGTACTTAATAATCCTTTATTAGCTGTTTCAATGTTTTCTTGGTTAGTATTTTCTTGTACGTTTAAGATACCTTGATTTGCTTGTTCAATATTAGGTTGATTACTTACACCAGGAATTGAACCTGGAGTTTCTAATTCTTCCGGCATATCAAAGACCACCTGACCATTAACAATTTTTGCATACTGTCTTAAATTTGCAGGTATTTTTTTTAATAATTCATCTTCATTAACTGGTTGAGGTATTGGTAAATTATTTCGTAAATATGGATTATTAACATTAGGATCTAAAAATTGTGGAAGGCTTGATCTTTCAAATGTTCTTCGTTTACCTTGCCCCATACCAGATAGCATTTTATAACCACCCATGTTAGCAGTTCTAAATCTACTAGGAGGATTTGCTTGAATAGATGGATTTGTACTTGCTCCGTAAATATTATCTAAAAGAGATCTTCCTCCAATAAATGCTCTACTGCCTGGACCCATAGGTATAGGTTTATTTGTTAATGGATTAATTGGTAAATTGTTCATTGAAAATTGTGCCATTAAAAGAACCCTCCAAGTAAGCCACCTGCTAATGCTCCCATACCTCCACTCAATCCAGGTATTTGACCTGCAAGATTAGCTCCCATTCCTGCACCTTGTAGTATGCCTCCACCAATATTTCTAAATACTGGTTTAGTTGATACTTCAGTTGAAGGTACGTTTGCACCTAATGCACCTAAGTATTGATTTAATTTAATGTATGGTTTTTGTTCTTGATAATCATATCTAGCAATAGCATCTTGTAGTTTAGCTTGTTCTAAGTTTTCTTTTTCTGCTCCTACTTGTTGTAATCTTGCTATATCATTATAATCCATTTCACCCAGTTGAGGTGCTGACATCATAGTATTAGCCATGAGTTCTCTTTCACGATTATATTGATCGCCATATACTTGATTAGCAAGTTGTCCTAAAGAGTCTGCTAATACTTCTTGATTAGCTCCTGAACCAAATCTACCTGCTTTTGTAAATTGTGAATTAACTTTAGATGTTACATCACCTGCCATTTGATTAAATAATGCTTGGGAATAAGGATTAGAACCAGGTGTTAAGTAATTACCGGCTAGTATGTTTGATGCTTCCGTTTGTGATTGGTTAAGTAAAGGGTTGCCAGATAATGCCCTTGATGTTGCTAAGTTTAAAGCAGTAGAAGTTTCTGGTGAAAAGTCTGTGTACGTTGCATTAGGAAAGAAATTAGGCGTACTACCTTCGTACAAATCTTGTGCAGAGTTTATCGCCTGTTCATAGTATGGTCTAATAAATTCTGATGGTTCTGCTGATGTAGTCGTAGTGACGTTTGTTGGGTTTGATCCTTTACTCATAATTCTTTACTCATTAAATATATATTTTGTTTAAATCCTTGTAATTTACGCAACCAACCTTTTCGCCCTGCTACCTCAATAGATTGGCAAAAATTATTTGTTGCAAATAGTTCAATTTTATCTTGTATAGGTTCTAACCAGTTATCTAGGTTATTACCTCCTGCGAGAACATATCGTAAGATACGTTTGCGTGGATAGTCTGCTACCTCTGTAACAACTGCACTTTCCACTTTATCGTTCTCCCAACTTATAAAAAGTTGAAACCTGTTTAATATTAATCCGTCTAGTATATCTCTAGCTGTGTAAGTATCATCTAAAGCTCTTTGTACTAATGGCTCTACTTGTTGCCATACCATAGCTATATCTTCTTTTGGTACTTGCGTAATCACCCTATAACAATATAGCCAAATGTTTGATCGGCATTAGATGAACTAGCATGAGTTAATGTTGCTGTTCCGTTTGCTCTTGCTGACACATACAAATTTGCTTTTGCTGTATTTGCGTTAGCTGTAGTTGGCATAAACAATATAATAGAGTTACCACCTAATCTTGCATCTGTAAGCGTTGTTGTCGTTTGACTTGCTCGTAATGTTATAGAGCCTGTGCTGTTTAACTTTCCGTTTATTGTGTTGTTTAAGCTGTTAGATACAAGGCGTAAATGTTGGCCATGATCCGGCATTGAAATAGGTACACCAGGAAACTGATTGTCTGCCATTATCTTTTGCCTTCTGGTCTTGCCTCTATATCTACTCCTGACATGGTGTTAAAGTTGCCACTTACCGATACTCGTATTCTATGATAACGAGAATTAGATCTAAGAGGACAATCACCACTATCTTGTGTTGAAACTGCTGTGCCAACAGATATGTTATCTAACTGTGATGCTCTTGTAATAGGCGTAACAGTAACAGTTGTGCTGTTATCATCACCATCTACAATCGGTCTAACATTAATAATAGATGATCTTCTACCCTCTGCACCTTCAAACTCTGTTGTATCAACTGTAGCTGATAAAGATGTAGAAATAAATTTACCAAATTTATTGTCAGAATTAAATCCTGCTAAACCTACAATACCTTCTCCATAAAAATAAGAGTCTAACGATTTAGGTAAATTATCTAAATCACCTAATACATCTAAACTTTCTAATGTTGTGAAGGCTTCTTGCGAGGCACTTGATATAAATTGTAAATCTAACCCTGATCCAGTAGACCATTTATCTACACTATAATTATAAATAATTAATTTATTATTTACGGAAGATGTAGAAGTAGCACCTGATCCTCTATAGGACCATACAACAACACTATTGTTTGGATCTACTGCACCACATACTCCATCTAAATTAGATGTAAGATCTTTATAAAAGAAATCATCTATTTTACCATTTCCTATTGGTGATAATTGTTGGCCACCAGTAAGTTTATAAAAACCATCTTGTGCTAGGAAAAAAATCATGTTTCCAAAAGACACAATGCTTTTGTCACAAAACGCCCCTATATTGTCTGAAATCTTATCAAACCTAAAAATTAATGGCGTACCTTCGTAACTCATTCGGTAAATAGCTTTTTCAAAAAAAACTATACCTGATGATTCACCACCTACTATTCCTACGAGGTTTCCATGTTCACCAACAATATCTTGAAAACCAGATTGTGTAGCTTGGCTAGGAGTCCATGTTGAACTGTCATTTAGTCCTGACCATTTTACTCGTTGGTTGTATTCTGTGCCTGACTCTGTAGTGTAACCAGAAACAACAAAGTTATTTATAACTGTAATGTATTTTGCTTTTAACGCTACAAGATCGGAAAATGCTGAGTCTGTACCTTGATCAAACTTTTGAATATTATCAGCGTGGTTAGTTGCGATAATGTTTGTGCCAAATTGTGTAAACTTCCAAAAATCTCTTGCGTTAGATGTTGTGCTATTATTGTAACCACCTGATTTACTTTTATCTTGAAATACAAGTGAACTATCCATTTGATACAGCTTTGTTGCATCACCGGCATAGTTTGTTACACCACCTGCTTGAAATGATGAAAATAAACCTACTGCACTTCCTGTTAATCCTGTGCTACTAAGAGCCTGAAATCCTGGTAAACTTTTGTAACCTGTTTTTAAAGGTAATACGTTATCTACTTTTAATGCACCAGTATTTTGATACGCAGGAAGATCAGATTGTAATTGTCCGAACTCAATCATATTATACTATTCCTGTTGCTGACATCTGCATTGGAGAAGATGTTATTGATCCTTTTTCTGATGATAAGTTTGCGTTCTTTAATGCTTCTTTATACAAACCGGCCCATGTTGCTAGACGTTCATCTTGCATTAAGAAAGGAGAAGATTCTGCTAATGCACCATATAAATATAGTTCAGGGTAGTTTGTTAAAATATCGTTTGTTGTATTTGACTCTGATAAAGGAGTAATTGTTTTATAATAATCTATTTGTAATGTTTGTGCTGAGTCTGGTGCAACACCTAATAAAATATTGCCACCAACTATTGTAAAAAAACTTGGTAAACCTGATGTTTGACTAGCGTTATATTGTCTGTAAAAATCACCATTAGCCATAAAACGTAATGTTCTATACGGATCACTTTGATAAATAACTGCACTAGCTTCTAAAAAACCACTAGGCAAAGAGTATGATTGTGTACCTGAAACTGTTGTTGTACTGGTATCTGTATTAACCATTTCTCTAACACGCAATTCTCTATTCAATCTGCTTTCTGTAAGCGTAATGAAATCACCCAAGTATGATGTGAGATCTGTCCTGTTTAGATAATTTGCGATTGTTGTTTTTAACAATGCGAAAGTTGTAAGAGCCATTATAAGTTTCCTGTGTAAATCCTAAAGTGTCTGTTATCAGGATCATTAAGCCATCTAAAAAATTTAGGCTTGTCTAATACTTTTCCTGTTAATGATATTATTTTTTTCTTTGCTAATTGATGAACAACAATGTTTGGTAGTCTAGCTACTCTATAACCTTTAGCTTCTTTTAAAACTTTAGATTTATAAGCACCTTCATTTTGTGCAACTTTATTAGCTTGTAGTATTTCTTTTATGTCTGCTTGTGCTTGATAATTTTCTATATGTATTTTATTCTCTGCTTCATCTACAATTAAATTAGTTTTAACTGATGATTTATCACCTGGTTCATTTAAAGAAAATTTCTTAGCCATTTATTTTATTGCTTTCATAATCATTTGGTCAATCGTACCTTTTACAGATAATCCTTGATTGCCACTTATACTTAGCATTGGATCATATTTTCTATCTCCACCTGAAGTTTGTTTTGATTGTTTTTTTTTATTGCCTCTACTAATCATTGGATCAGATTTAATAGAACTTTCAACAACCTTATATAAACTTGAGGTATGTTTTTTATTTGTAAAAACACCCATTATTATCTCCTGTTTAAAATTAAAAAGGAGGGGATAATTCCCCTCCCTATCCTTGAACTACAATTATGCAGTTAAGTTAAATATTCCGTAGTTAGCGTTTGGAGCTTTTGCTGTTAGAGTCCATTCTGTTAATAGTAATTTTTTATCACTATCACCAGTTTTTGCTAAATCAGTAGTTTGGAATGGTCTTAGGAAATCCACACTCCACATATCCATTTGTAGAATATCTACTCTGTTTGCATTTTGGAATCTATCAGGAACAAATGCTACTTCGCCAAAATCTGATACATAAATATCAGTCGTTCCGATTGATACTTTGTCTGACGCATCTTTGTATTTAGTTGCTACACCTGCAAATGCTGACGCTAGTTGCTTGTGTGATGCTGTCATTAGAACTGTATCAGGCTCTCCACCATTTTCAAAAGCTACTAAAAGTCCTGCTTTTAATAGAGTTTCTGTATAAGTTCTATTTGTGCCACCTGCTATTGCAGTAGCACCAGTACCTACAGGAACAGCCGAAGGTGATCCATTTTTAGAATAGTTATTAGTTGGTGAAGCAGGTCCATACCATGTACCTACTGACGCTGATTTTCTCGCTGTAGAAGCATCACCTGCTACTTTAGCTTGTTCAATACCAATCATAGCGTTTTCCATATCACGCTTGATTTCTTTACCCATTTTAGCTAATTGATAAGCCATTTGAGTACCCATACCTGCATTATCTACAGCATCATCAGTACCAGAAATTGTTACTGATTTTGATGAAATTTGCGTATAGTTAGTTAATCTTGATGTTGCTGATCTAGCTTGACCTGCATAATCATCACCTTCAACTTGTGCATTTACTGCAACTGAAGCTAATGAGTCAGTTTGCCATTCATGCAAAGTGTTAGTCGCTGTACCTTTTGATGCGTTGCTCATGAAAGGAGTTTCTGTTGGACTAATATTATAGATCACATCAGCAAGGTCCTCTCGTATTGAATTAACACCATCATAAGTATCAAAAGTATTTGTTGGCTGTGCCATACTTAATCTCCTTTTAAGTTAATTGTTAAGAGTACATTTCTTGAAGAATAGAAACTGCATCACGCACTTTTCCACTCTTTTTAAGAACTGCTTTTTTAGATCTAATACGTTTAACAACATCAGTATCTTCAGCTACTTTTGGACTAGATGAACTTACAACTTTTGGTGTTCTAGTAACTTTCTTATTTTTTGCGTTAGCTTTTTTTAACTTATTATAACGATAAGCATTTGCTAACATAAGAACTGCTCTATGATCCACTAACATTGAGATTTCTTGGTCTGAATATCCAATTTCTTTTGCGAAATTAGTAAGGTTCTTTACAAACTCAGGACCTTTTTCTTTGTCGCTGTAAATAGGTAGTTTTTCAGCAAGTAATTTTTTTTCTTTTTCCAAATAAGCATTATAAGTTTTTTCATGCTCTTTTTGTTTTTCAAAATTAATTCTTTGCTGTTCTTGTCTAGTAGCTTCTATCATTTCTTTCCTACGATCTATCTCAGCTTTTTGTCTGACATATTCAGCAGGATCTTCTTGATATAAAACATCTAGATCTACCTTGTTTTCAGTAGTCTTTAAGTGTTGTTCCAATACTTGTAATTGTTTTTCGTATTGATCTCTTTTTATTTTTGCCTCCTCGTTTTCCCTTGTTAAAGAATTTTTAAGTTCATCAACAGATTTTCTGTTTTCAGAAAGATCTTTGGTTTTACGAGTGTAATCTTGTTGGCGAAAATACCCATCTTTGAGTTCATCTAGGCTGACTTCTAATTCTTGATCTCCGACCTTAATTTTATAAAGTTCCTGATTACTGTCTAAAGTGTTATCATCTTCAACTTGATCTATTAGTTCATCATCATCAAAAGCATCTTCGTTATTCGTTTCCGAGTCGCTTACCTCTTTTGGTGATTCTTCACTTGCTGTTTCCTGATTCTTAGAGGCGTCTGTACTTAGTAAGTTTTTCAGGGCGTCAGCTACCTCTCCTTGTGTATTTAGAGGCTTGGGCGTTGGTACAACAGTTTCCAGTGAAGGATTATCTGTTGCAGATTCCATTTCTGGTTGTTCTGCCATTGTATTCTCCTTTTATTTTTTTGTTGCTAATTTTCCTGTTTCTAAAACAGATTGCAACTGCATCACAACAACCTCTGTCATTCTTCTCATAAGAAAGATATGCTCTCGTTGTTCTGAATCCTTTAGGTCAGAGTTTAGCCATTGTAATTCTAAATCCTGACGAATCTTTTGTATTGCTTCAACAAATATTGGATCTTCTAATATTCGTTTAGCTTTAATTGCTCGTTCTTGTTCTTTTTCCACTAAATGTCTGCTCCGTAAGCATCATCATAATTAACTGCAAATTTTGGTTTGTTATTGTGTGGGTTTGGAGTGTTAATTACAACATTACCTCCACCACCTTGAAATGATCCACGATCTTCTCCACCACCATAACTGCCTGTAACACCTTCATTAATTGTTCCTGCTCCACCATAAGGTACTTGAGCTTCATTAAATCCAATATTAGGTTGTGGTGTAGAACCTATATCAAATACTTCTTGTCCTTTATCGTTAAAGTCACCTGTAAAATATCCTCTATTAGATAATTCTGCTATCATAGCATTTTTACGCATATCAGGATCAACTATACCTAATAGATTTAATCCAATACCTAATGTAGTAGGAAATGTATTTTTTAATGTTACTAAATCACCTTTGCTTGGTAAATACCCTAACATACTATTACTAAGATAACCTGTTTTCATATAATCTAATAAATCTTTGTTAGAGGCATTTTTCATATCTTCAATAGACATATAAGGTCGTTCTTCTGCTCGTTCTTCTTCAAATGTTTTACCATTATCTTGATTAGGTTCAGAAAAACCAACATAACGACAAGCCTTCATCACTTCATCATAAATATATCCTTCAGGACAAGCCGGTATTCCTTCTTCATCTGTTACTGGAGGTACAAACTCTACAGGGTATTGATCTGTTTCATTGGCATAAAAACCTTCTGGTGAATAAGGATTACGAAATACTCCGTACTGGTTCATGTCAGGTTGTGCCATAGGTGTATTGGCATTGACGTTTTGATCTAAATATCCATTAATAATATTTGTAGCTTCTGTTCCTTGAAAAAAAGGTGTGTAGGCCATTATTGTAACCTCTCGTCATTTAAAGCAGAGTCAATAATCTTTTGATTTATTTCTTGTTGTTTCATTTGTTTGTTTTGATTATCTTTTAAAATTTCTGTTGCTAATTTTTGTTGTTTTAAATTCATGTCCTCAGTTTTATACAGTTCATCTGATTGTAGTTTTCTTGCTTTAAGTTGTAATTCAGCTTGATCTTTTGCTTGTCTGTTGCGTAGTTCTTGTTGTGCTAACATTAAAGTAGGATCAGGCTGTTGAGGTTTTGGTGGAGGTGGAGGAGTTACAGCAGGGTTGTTAAAAAACTGAGAGGCGTCTTTGTAACCGGCATTTTCCAAATATTTTTCTAGTGTGTTGTAAATCTTTTGTGGATCTACAATACCCATTCCACCTGTACTAATTAATTTTTCTTGTACTGCTAAAACTCTACCTAAAACTTCTAGTCGTTGATCTTGTGAACCACTACCAAGTCCAACTTGTACTGTTGCATTGTATCTATCTACCCATTCTCTAGGGTTCATGTTTACAAATTTACCTCTAAGCTGAATGATACGATCCTGGTCTTGATGTTTGCAAATTAAAGTTAATAAACCTTGAAACATTCTTTTTACACCTTCAGAAAAGTTTCTAGCAATTAATTCTATACGCTGTGTAGAAGCGTTCATCATAATATTTGTAGTTGTTGCTGTTTGATGTGATTTATTTATAGCATCTGCATCTAAACCCATTTGTACTTTTGTAACACCTGATCGTTGCTCTTTAATAGAATCAATTTTATCTATCATAGCTAAACCTTCTTGCATAAAATTAGGTGTAGCCATTGGCGATACTGCTCCAGGTGATTTTACTCTAACAATACCACCTGCTCTACTGGTTAAAAGATCATCTATGTTTGCTTGACCATCTACAACAACTGTGCGTGAATTATTTTGTAAGTACGCATTGTTTAAAATTTGTCTTAGGAGTGTTGTTTTTATTTCTTGTACGTCACCAATTAAATCATACATGGAAAGACCATAAAATTTATGAGGCATAGGTACTGGTGTTACCATAGCAAAAGGTATTTGCTCTATTTCTTCATTTTCTAAAATGTGATACGCATTATTCCCACTACCACCCACAACCACATGACGTAATTCTGCTATACCATCATTATCATAATCGCATTTCATGTAGCAATCTATGACTTGAACAACTGTTAATGCAGGATCTATGTTTTGATATTCCTGTGACATATCAGAATCATCATAGTTCTTTCTTGTTTCTGCCTCGTTGTTATAAATAAACTCATCAGCAGGAGGAAGTTCATTGATAATTTTCTTATCAAATCCCATGTTGATTAATTCAGATCTTGTTTTAAAAACTCGTTGACCAATAAAATTGCAATCGTCTAAACTTGTTGCTGTAGAAGTAACTAAAATACTTTCTGGTGCTACATTTTCAATACATACTCGGCCATAGTCTTTAACTCGTTTAACTTTGACGTTATACGTTGCTTCATCTACATCAATATTGTCTAAATCAATTTCAGCTACGTTATCTTCAACTTCTACAACCTCTACTTCAGGATCAGCAATTAAGGATTGGTATTCGGCCTCTGTTAAATTTTCGTAAGATTCTTTTTTTTGCTCTTTAGATGTTTTCCAATAGTATTTAACAAATCCATTTTTAGAAATAAGAGCATCTTTAAACAAAGTATGCAAAATAGAGTAACCATTATTATCAACATTAAAAATATGATTAATATAATCACTAGCTTGTTCAGCGTATGCCACATCTTCCGGTCCATTAGGAGAAAAACGAACAATACTCTCCCCTTGCGTAAATATTCGCATCATACTTGGTAGTATTGCTTCTACTACTTCCAACATATCTTGCGATCTCACTTGGCTTTGACCTTCTACTTCATTACCAAGAGGCTCTCCTAAATAATATTTAAGGGCATTTCTGCGTTGTTCGGTTAGACTACTCCCATAAAACCCTACTGAGTTTGTAATCTCCTGTGAGATTAAAGAGAGTAATCGTTGTTTTGTTAATTTCATCTATACTATTCCTAATTTTGGGTATTTAATTTCTGTATTCCAGTTTTTAGTTTCTTGTAATCCGGTGCAAAGATACCTGAAAGCATCTGCACTATGCGAAGTCCAGTTATGCTCCGGTCTATTTTTTGTTATTCCTTTATCATCTACAGCCCATCTGTACTGTCTTAGAGCATCTAGGCCTTCTTTTGTCTTTTCAAAGTCAAAATAACACCTGGAAAGCGTCATACGAACTGCATTTATGCCATCTTCTACACTCATTTTAGGAACTATGCTTGTCACTAGGCCTAAAGATTGTGCTATTTCAACTCTTGATTTGCCTGTACCAATTTCTCGTACATTAGCATCATGAGGTAAGTAGTGTGTATTATAGACATAGCCTTTATCATCTAATATATTGGCATAATATTCTAGTGACTCGCCACTATCTTCAAAGTAATCTATTAAATGTATGGCTGTTCCTTTTTGTTGAACAAACCAAATAGCTGTTTTATCTTTCATACCTAGATCCCAAAAGGTATCAACCTTGATTGTAGGATCATAAGGTACTTTTGTTATTCTGTTCTCATCATCAGCTTTATTTAAGCCTAAGGCGTAGATACTGCCGATAGCATTACTTTCAAAAGAACATTCATACTCTGCCTCATATATTTCAGGAGGCATCATTTTTTTTGCTTCTGCTAATTCTTCTTCTTTGACAACTTTAGTTTCACTAGCTTTAAATAATCTTGTTAGCCACTTCTCATCATGTACGCCATGTTGGTATAAATCAAAGAACGCATTGTGTCCTTGTGGAGTACCAATCGCTATCATAAAACCTTCTCTATCACTTAAAGCAGGTCTAATTACTTCAGTCCACATCTTCGGTGGCATTTGGGCCACCTCATCAAGCACAACTCCATCTATATACAAACCCTTTAGGGTTTGAGGTCGCTCACAGCCTAATAACTGTATTCTACCCCCATTAGGTAGCTCTGCTCTAAGCTCTGTTTCATGGTAATCCATGTTTGGTAGTACGCTTGTGTAGTATTTAAGATAATCCCACGCTATTCTTTTTGCCATACTGTAAGTAGGAGCAATATAATAATAACGAGGTCTAGGAAGGGTACATTGGAGGCATTTCTTAATCAGTTCGTTTATGGTTAAGACAGTTTTGCCAAATCTCCGATGACATACCAGGACATTAAATCGTTTTAAATTTTCGTGGACTTCTTGTTGTAGTTTTCTAGGCTTGTAAGGGATTACTATTTTGTTCATTAAGCATCTTTCTTCTCCCCTTTAATAAAATCTTTCATTCTCGCCACCTCTGTATTCTTAACAAGGTTATTGCCCACCTTATTAGGATAGACAGTTCTTTCATTAAGATTCTTAACCAGATCTGAGAAGTCTAATATTTTTACTTTTACTTTTTTCTTTTTCATAAAGCCTTTAAGAAGTAGCCCCCCAGTTGTAATGGGTTCTATAATTATATTTATAAGAACAAAGGGGGTTATTAACTTATAAAAATTACTAAAATTTATAGAAAATATAATAAAATCAATAAAACATTGACTATATTACTATATATTCTCTTATTATTTTAATAAGTGTTGTGATTATGTTTAATTATTTATTTATTTAGATCTAAAATATTATTCTAAGGGATTGTTGAAAGTATTTTTTACTTTTTTATAATTCTAAATATAAATATTAATTCCAATATCTAATTATTTGGTAAAGATCTTTAATAAAGTCAAGTATAGCAACGAATATAGCCTTAACTAGCTTATAACTAGCTATACATAGATCTATTAGTTTATTCTTTATTATTGTTATCATGTTATCCTTCTATTAGTGCTTATGAGTAAGTTTAAGCATTGTTTCGTAGTTAATTTGTTAAATTTAAGGTTTATTTGGCCTGGATTGGTTAAGGCATAAAAAAAGGCCTATTAAGGCCCTTTTCTTTTAATTATGTGTTTATTTTAACTATATAGACTTGGTACTGAACCAATTAAGAAATATATAAATAGTGT